TCGGCCTCCGTCGTCATCTCGATCTCGCCTTCGTCGAGGCGACGCTGCCAGTGGCTCGACCATTCGACGCCGCGGCCGGCAGGCGCGAGCGGACGGTTGGCGTGGTCGGGGTCGAGCACTGTCATGCCCTCGGCGGGTTTGATGAATCGGCGGTCGGTCATGGTTGCTCCCTAAGGGCGACCGTGTCGGTCGCGTCGGCGTGGAAATCGTCCGGCAGTTGGACGCCTGGCGTGCCAGGCGCGGCATCGACCGGCACCGGCCGGCCGAAATCGGGAATGTCCCAGTTGGCGTGGAGGTCGAGCAGCTCGACAGGATCTTCGGGATTGCCAACCAGCATGAGCGGGAAGGTGCAGGTGAGCAGCGCTGACCAACGGTTGAGGTTGCGCTTCTTCGCCTCGACGGTGGGCACGACCGGACGGACGGCGCTGAGCTTGAGCGGCGTCGACAGCATGTCGAGATCCTGCCCAACCAGGCTGACGATCGCCGCGGTCAGCAGATTGTACGAGCCGGGTTCCTTGGCGAGGTCGGGTCCGCCATGCCGGCGGTATTGCTCATCCGACCGCAGGTTCTCGTCGACCACCATCACCGCGAAATTGCCGGAGACGATGACCCGGCCGTCAGACCAATCGCCGTCCTGCTCGACTTCGGCCGAGGGGTCGAGCCCAGCGAACACGACGTAGGCAGCCGGACAGGTGATCGCGACGGTGGAGGCGAGATACTCCTCCCAATTGTCGGGATAGGTGGCGAGCAGCTTCCACGTTGGGAACGGCAGCACGCCCGCAGCCGCGACCACGCGAAGGCGCTCCAGCATGGCGAGCTCGATCGCGGCGATCATGAGATGTCTCCCACCCGGTCGCCGACCCAAGAGCGCAAGTCGATACCGGCCTCGCGGATCGCGATGAACACCAGCCAAATGGCCAAGAGAACGCAGGCCAGCACGACGAGCGGCATCATGATCGTCAATGCAACGCGGCTGGAATCCGGTTGCGGCCACCACTCGAATATCCAGGCGAGCGCCGATACGCCGCTGACAACGAACCAAAGGACGAGGATGAACGCGGCCAGCGTCACGACTCCACTCCTGCATAGTCGGCGGCGATCGCGAGGATCTCTTCGCGCGCGCCTGCCGAGATACCCAGGAACGGGCGGGCCGGGGTGTTGGCAGTGCGGGTGAACGCGCCGACCGTCACCTCGATCGGCTCGGCGAGCTCGTGGCCGAATACCTCGCGCATGGTGCGCCGGTGACTGGCCACCCGCTCGGCGCCGTGGAACCCGTCCTGGTGGCGGCCGGCATAGACGACGTTGGTACCGATCTCGACGAAGTCGCGACCGGCCCGATGAGTGATCGATTGCGCCAAGCGGCGGCTATCCTGGAGCGTCTTTCCGCCGTGCTCGAGCACGCGCTGGGAGGGCTTCCAGGGAATGCCCTCGGGCGAGTGCTCGCCCTGGAAGTTGTCGTGGACGTCGGTCTCGATCACACCGCCGACCGTGTCCATCAGCGGCGTGAGGTCGTGCATCCGGCCGAGCAGCGCGAACATATTACGCTCGACCTCGTCGCGGCCGTGAAGATCAACACGGAATTCAGCGCCGGCCATCAGAAGCCTTTCAGCTTGTCATGGCTAAAGACGCGCTCGGCATCCGGCACGATGATCTGCCCCTCGCGCGACGGGATCGCATCGGGCGTGCCTTCGTCGAGCTTCAGAAGGCCGCGCGAAATGTCGCGGAGGTGCGCCAGCGCTTCCGACTTGCGTTTGATCGCGTATTCAGTGGGGTTCGCAGCGAGCTCGCAATACGCGATCTGGCAGGTCAGCTCGACCAGCAAGGGCGGCACGGCCTGGCCGGGCGCGGCCTGGTAGTATTTCGCGACATACCCGTCGACCAGGACCGAAGCGGCGCGGAGTTCCACCTCGATCTTGGCGATGCAGCCGTTGTCCCAGCTGTCGCTGTCGGTCAGCTGGACCAGCGGCGCTTCCTTGTAGCGATCGCGCATATCGTTGGCGGTGGCGTACATGGTGAGCGTGCTGGTCCTTCAGAAATGGTCTCCGGCGAGCGAGCTTCCCCCAAGCTCGCCGGAGTGATCAGGGTCGATCGAGAGCGCCGTGACTGCCCCCGCGGACCTGACCGGAAACGTTATTTCTCGGCGGCAGGCGTCTTTGGCTTTGGCGCCGGCTTGGCAGCCGATGCCTTCAGCTGGGCGACTTCCTTGGTGAGCTCGGTCACCTTGTCTTGAGACGCCGACAGCTCTTTCACGATATCGCGGTGCCGTTGCAGCAACGGCTCCAGATCGTCGAAGCCCGCCGCCTTCAGCGCGTCCACGTCGCCGACGTGCTGTTCGAACAGAATGGTGAACGCTTCGAGAAGCGCGTCGAGGTCGGCGAACCCAGCCTCCCGCAGCTTGACCGCAATGGCCGAGAGCTCATCGGCGACCGGATCGGTTGACGGCACGATGCGCTCCGGCAGCTCGGCCGCCAGGCTGTCGATCATCATCTGCGCCTGGTCGACCCCTACCGATTGGTCGACCGCCGGCATCGGACGGAACGACCCGTCCTCGTCGCCCATGGCGATCGACAACACCGGATCGCGCGCCAGCTCCAGGAGGCGCGCACCGTCCAGGTCGCGAATGTCGACCTGGAGCGGCTCGCGCGTCGCGAAGTTTAGCCCCCCACGGAGGTAGGGCGTCCGCGCGCTGCGGATCTGCAGCGTTCCGCGCATTAGGCCAACCGCTCGGCGAACAGCGTCGCGACTTCGTGATAGTGGACGTTCGACTCGCCGCCGACGAGGTTCTGCTTGTTGAACAGATCCTCGGCCGCCGCGCGGTTCGATACGCCGTAGACGATGTGCGTCGGAACGATGCCGCGGGGATCGCCCACCTCATCGACGAAGGCTGCCATCGCGTCACGCGCCGCGACGAAGTTCGCGGCATTGAGCGTCGCGGTCGAACGATAGGCGAGGAAGGGCATGGTGAAGCCTGCGGCACCTCGCGCCTCGGCGTACATGCCGAACATGCCGGTGTCGGCCACCTTGCTGTCTTCCGGATCGGTGATCATCCAGAAATGCGGCGTCTCGCGCTGCTGCCAGATGAGCGGCTTGAGCGGCTTCGACAGGTCCACCAGGTACCACGCGTTGACCTGGTTCGCGGTGTTGTTGTTCGAATAGGTCGTGCCCGCCTCGTCGAAGTTCGGGTGCGACGTGTCGAAGAAGTTCTGGTTGTCGAAGCACGCGATTTGGTGACCATTGGCAAGCGCGATCGTCAGAACACGATCGGGCCAAAGCGTCGCCTCCATGCCCCAGCCTTCGATCATCGGCGGATAGATGCCGAGATTGTCGTCCTGGAGCTGGTGCTTGTGGACACCGGCCGTCGCTTCGTAGGGCTCGTTAACGAGCTGATAGGCGCGCTCCTCGATCGACTTGATACGCTTGTCGCCGACCCACTTGCGGAAGATCGGCATGGCGCCGAGGAACCCGTAGGTCTCGGTTTTGGTCGAGGAGGTGACCGGAGTGGCCAGGACGGCGAGCTTCGGCTCGGCCTTGGTCTGGCCACGCTTGAACAGCGTGTTCCAGGCCGTACGGAGCGCCTGAAGCGCAGTGTTGGTGACGATCAAAGCGGTAGCTCCTTAGTAGCCGATTTCGAGAATGCCGTTGATCGCGCCGCCGCCGTTGAACGGCGCGGACGGAACGATCTGGATGCGCTGGCCGGCCGCCACGTTGGTGGTCGCGTCGCCGGCGGTTGGCGTATCGGTGACAATGCTGCCCGCAGCCGCGGCGTCGGCAATGGTGCAGGTCAGGCCGGCAACTGCGGTAGTGTCGAGCATGACGGTGACATCGCCGCCGGTGACGATCGCGGTCTGAACGACGGTCGTCAGGCGGTTGACGACGCCCGTGACCGGCGAAACGAGCTGCGCGTTGGTCGGCGCCGCCAGGTCGGTGGCGTTGATCGAGAACGGCAGCCAGATGAACCGGTCGGCCGCCGCTGCGATCTCGGGACTGATGCGGACCATCACGCCGGTCGAATCGACCGCCACGACGACGCCGGCGCGTGGTCGCGTTCGGAAATTCGACGTGCGCGCGACCGTTTCGTCGTCGACCACGAAGCAATAATGGCCGATGTTCGCGACGGTGAGCTGGTCGACGCCGGCGCTGTTCTTGCACAGCCAGTCGCCCGATTGGACATCGAGCACCGCACCGCCATCGGCGCCCGTACCGGTCACGCTCGAAAGTCCGACGCCGACCAGGCGATAGAGGGATACGGTAGCCATCTTCGCGAACTCGCTGCCTACGCCAGGCGCCGAAGCGGCCATCGCGTAGCCGCTGGACAGCATCGTGAGCCCACCCTGCCAGACGACGGCGGCTGCCTTAACGCCCAGGTTGAGCAGCCCGCGGCCGCTGCCCTGGACGGTCTTCTTGCCCTTACCGAGCGCCATTACTTGATCTCCCCGTTCTTCGCCGCGAGCATTTCCTCGTGCGTGAGACCGCTAAGCGCCGCAGCAGCGACCTCCTCGGCCGTCAGCGAGGTGGACGCGGCGGGTTTGCCGGTGACATCGGCGCCGGCGGCGACGACCACCGGAGCGACGTTCAGCCAGGTGCGGAACCCGGCTTCGTCCTTCTTGAAATAGTCGAGGCCCCAGCCTTTCGCGGCTGGCGCCAGCTTGCCGCTGGAGATCGCCGCCGCCACCTCACGCTCGGCGCGCTCGTCGGTCAGCACCGTCAGCTGGCCGGAGACCTGCTGCAGCTGCTCGATCGGCACGAACTTGGTGGGATCGGGAGCGCCGGCGCTCTTGAGGCTCGCGACGCCGGCGGCGACTTCCTCGGCGGTCGCGTTTTCGGCCAGGCCTGCGGCCGCGGCGATCGCCGCGATCGAGGTCGAGCCTTTGAGGTTGGCGATCGCGGCTGCGACCGTCTCCTCGGGCGCGTCGGCCGGCAGGCCGAGCAGCGCCAGGAGTTTGGCGAGATCCATTGCGTGTTCTTCTCCGGAAACGCCGGCGGCGACCGCCGGCAGGTCAATCGCCCCGATGATGACGAGGGACGCGTTCTTCAGATGGATGACATCGCCGCCGTCCTTGACGCCGGCGGCGACGAACAGCGGGCTGATGTAGCGATATTCGCGGTATTCGAGGGCTTGACGCCCGCGAGGCGTCCACTGGACGTTGTTCGCGTAGATGCCGTCCGCCTCGGCGGAGAGGTCGGCGGCCGAGCACCATCCCGACGCCTTCGCGTCACTCCCGGCGACGGTAACCGCGTGATTGTAGTCGAAACTGAAGTCGAGCGAGCCGAGATAGGTCCGCGTGTTGGCGATCACCTGTTCGGCATGCGCCTGGTCACGCAGCTGATAGGGGCCGCGCCCGTCGCGCAGCTTGATCTCGCCCATCGGCAGAATCTTGACGCGATCGGGCGCCGCTCCATCGACCAGGTCGATCGGCGCCGCGGCCGACGCCAGCACCTCGTCTAACGCGGAAGCTGCCGCGACGATCTCCAGTTGGCGCGGGCACGCGCCGATCTGCGCAGCTGCCCGCCCGGCCGCCTCGGTCAATTCTAGGTTTCGAAGTTCCCCGCCCATGGACTGGGCTATGGCGCTGGCTCCGGCGATCCCTAACCTGAAGAATTTCAGGACGGCGGCGGCCGGCGCGCGACCCGCTACGCCGCCGTAGCTTTATCGCCGCGGCTGGCCATGTCTAGCTACCGCGTTGGCGGCGCGACCTGGTCCGCTCGCATTCTCGCCCAGCGCCAACCTTCGCGACCGACGTCGACCACCGTAGCCAGCCCGCCGGCGCCCGATTGTCGGACATAGCGTCGCATGATCATCTGGCTGCCGTCGCGCGCTTGGGCCCATGTCCAACCGGTCGAGCTGGGCGCGGTGATCGTGTCGGCGATCGCGTCGATCGCGATGCCCGCAGCGCCCCGCGGGAGCTGGACGCGGCCGCCTTCGGCGATGAACCAGCCCCGGCCGATCGACAGCGGCCAGCCGTCTCGATCGATCCAGATCGTCTCCTTGCCGGACGCGACCCCGAAATTCTTCAGGAAGCGGTCCACCAGACTTTGCTGGGCGGCGGTCAGCACGGCCGAGGCGCCGACCTCGTCGGGCTCGTCGAAACTAGGCGGCAACGGTTTGGGTGCCAGGCCGCGCAGATATTCCTTGCCTACGTTGTAATCCCAACCCTTCCCGAGGCCGAGTTCGATCGTCCCGCTCTCGCCCGTCCGCTTGTTGTGCCAGGGCACTTGCGGAAAGACCTCGGGTTGGGTGACTTCCTTGCCCTGGCTATCCAGCATGCGCTGGCTGCGCTGCACGGCCGAGCAACGGCAGCGCCATCCACACGGCGGATAATGGGTATCCCACCAGGGATCGTCGACGGGCAGTAGCGTTCCGTTCCAGGCGTGATGTTGCGGCCGCTCGCGCCCGTCCATCAGCGAGCTGTATTCGAGAAACGGTAGCGCCGCCTTGGTGCGCTGGATCCGCTCCCATTTACCGGCCGCGTAGGAGGTGCGCAGATTGGTGTCGAAGATCGTCTTCAACCGGCGATCGCTGCCGAGCTGGGCGACCTCGTGCTGGCCGGTCTTGGGATCGAGCACGCGCTTCTGACCCCACCAGCCGCGGGCTTGCAGCTTGGGGCGCAGGTTCTTCTTGAATTCGGCCAATGTTGTGCCGTCCGCGATCGCGTGGTCGACCTCGGCGCGGATATCCTCCAGCACCGACATGCTCATGGCCTTCGCTACGGTGAACCAGCGCGCATGCTCGCCCTTGAAGATATCGAGCCAGGAGAAGCCGATTCGGAAGCCCTTCGACCGGAAGAAGTTGATCGCTTCCTGCGGCGGGATGCCGGCCCGTGGGAGGTCCGCGGGGCCGGGCATTAGCGAGCTTCCTCCGCCGGCTGCAGCGCACGCGTTTGAGACCGGTTGAGCACTTTCACGCGGGCCGCTCGCTGAACACCTTGCCGTCAAGCTGAAGCGACGCGCGCATCGCCTCGACCCGCGCTTCGGCATCGTCGAAGTCGTAGGCGAGGATACTCACGCCGAACGCCTTCTCGCCGAGCTGATAGCTGAGCGCGAAGGTGAACATCTGCCGGCCCCATTGATCTGTCGCGAGGAACTCGGGATCGGGGCCGTCGCGCCGGACGCGCTCGGCGCCTAGGTCTATGACATCGGCCATGGTCAGCTCCCCGGCTCCGCGATCATGCCGGCGATCTTTGCGGAGAATCCGGCGGAAGCAGCGATCTCGACGAACTTCGCGGTGTCCATGCCCATGATCGCATCGCCCGCAGCGATCGCGAGGATCTCGCGAACTTCTGCCATCGAATTCGCGCTCGCTATCAGATCCTCAAACTTGCCCATCATGGCGTTTTCGAGCTCCGGCATCGCCGCGATCATCTGCTCGGCAAGGCGATCGATCGCATCGGGTTCCTGATCGCTATGCTCGGCCGATGCTGCGACGGGATCGGCCCCGGCATCCTGAATTGCCCCTTTAGGGGCCTTAGAGGCCTGTTTAGAGGGGTTCGAGGCCCCGGCGGCGGGGTCAGTGCCATCTGCGCCGCCCAGCGGCGCTGTGCCCGGCTGTCGTAACAGCTCCTCATCATCCTCCGGCGTCGGCACGCGCGTGACCTCCCGGAAGTAGCTGACGCCCACAGGGACGTTGTAGCTGACCGCGGCGGCGATGCCCTTGAGCGCGGTGTCCTGGTCGACCGGATCCGGCTCGCCGATCTCGACCAGCGGATAGTTCTCCCGCGGGCCGCGGTTGAGCATCACCAGCGGGACGACCAGGTCACGCATCAGCGTGGCGGCGAGCTGCTCGGCGTCGTCGTCCCGGATATCCTCTCGGACTTCGCCGTGCAGGCTGGCTTGGCCGGTACCGAGGCCGCCAGATTTGGCGTCGGCCGAGCTGGTTTGGCCGAGCACTGCCTTCGACACCGCGTCGTCGGCATATTGGCAGAAGGCCTTGAACATGTCGGGGTTGGTGGCGCCGCCATCCGATTTGACGAACTCAATCATCATCGACTGTGGGATGACGCAGCCGGCGTCGCTGCCAATCTGAGCGACCGCCTGGGCCAGTTTGCGGATGTCGCCTTCGCTGGTCCCGTTGGCGTACTTTCCGACGCGCAGCGGCAGACCATAGACCTCCAAAAAGGTGATCCAGTCCTTGATCGTGAAATTGACGAACAGGTAGTACCAGGCGACCGTGCGGGCGAGGCCGCCGCGGATCGGGAGGCCGGACTTAGCCTGAGCGAAATGGGTGATGAACTTATATGGCGCGAGGGGCTGCGCCAGGCCGCTGGTGCCGTCCTCGCCGCCCTTTAGCAGCAGCTGTTCGCCGGTAACCTGGTCGAATTCGAAGAAGGTCGGGTAACGCCACTTCAGCTGCGCTGGCTTCCAGGCCGTTGCCGAGAAGGTCCAGATGATCTCGGTTGCCGAGAACCCCTTGCCGAGCGCGTCCATGATGTCGCGCAGTTCAGTCCGCAGCGTCGGGCGCTTGAACCAGTCCCGGCATAGCTGGGCGTCGCCTTCCTCCTCGGCGCTGTCGCCGGCCGCGACGATCGAGATCGGCAGCTTGGTTACGGCGCGCTTTCGCGTGCCCAGTACCGACTGGTAGTGCGGGTATTTCTCCTCCATCTCCTCGGCGAGTTCGAGATACGCGGTCGCGTCGCCTTGCTCGGCCGAGCGCAGGATTTGGGCCAGGCGCGCCGGGTCGAGGCCCTGCGCAGGATGGCCAGACATGATCGACCGCAACCCGGTCACCGTGGGCGCCGAGATCTCGCCGGTCAGCCGGTCATAGGCATCGCGTAGCGGACGGCCGCTGGCGTCGACCAGCGGCGGTGGCGCGGGGGCGGCGTTCCAGAGAACGATGTCAGTACCGGGCACGCTTGGTCTCCATCACCATGAGCCATTGCCGCCGAACCGGCCGTGCTGCTGGCGGCGGCCGTGGCGGTTGGCGAAATCGTCATTGTCGTCAGCCATGCGGCCGCCACTGTCGAAGCCGAGCTTGGGAACCGAGCGATACTCGATCAGCTGCTCGGGTGTCTGAAGCGCGCGCCACATCAGCGCGAGGGCCCAAAACCAATCGGCATGGACTGAGCCTTCGTTGACGATCCGGATCGATCCCGACTGCTCGCTGCCGATGCGCTTGATCGCGCGAAGGTCGACGCGGATGTCCGGTCGGTTCGCCGGGATGCGAAGCAGGTTGCGCTGGAAGCCGTCGGCCAGGCCCAGCGCGAGGTCCAAGCGAGCCGGGCCGGTTAGAAGAACCCCCTCGACGCGGTAGGTGCCCCATTTCAGCTGCTGGTCTTCGACGACTTTCTCGCCCATGCCGGTCTGATCGATCATCGCTCGCAGCACGCGACGATCGCGCATCAGCGCGTCGAAATATGCATCCTGGTGCGCGAAGGTCTGGCCGACCTCGTTGTACTCGTCGCGCACCCAGGCCACCGGCCCGATCAGCTCGGCACCCAGAATGATTTGGCCATCCCGCCGACGGGCAACGTCTCGCCCGATGCCATACAGACCGCCCGTATAGAGTTCGGGGATGCCGGCTTCGGGATGCTCGGCCGCGGTCAAGTCCTCGGGCTTGATCAGGGCGCCGCTGCCGGCGCTCGGAATGCAGCGGAGTTCCTCGTCGGCCGCGTCGCCATAGGTGGCGAAGATGTCCGCGATCCATTCGTCCTTCGGAAGGATCGAGCGGCCCTTGACCGACGCCACCAGGGCGATGCGCTCATAGAGCCCATCGGCGATCGCGCGGTCGAAGTCGAAAGTGAGCACCTTGCCCTTGCGACGGCCTCCACGGATGTCGTCGATCAGCAAGTTGAACGGATTGTCGACGCCGTCGTGAGTAGACCAGACGACGACCTGGCCGCCCCACATCAGCAACGCCAGCGCGGCTTTCAACGTCTCGCCGATGTTCTTGTGGAACGCCGCTTCGTCGATCAGCACCTTGCCCTGTTTGCCGCGGATGGCGCGAGGCACGGACGGAAGGGCGACGATCTTGAACCCCGACGAGAAGCGGATGCGGAATGCCAGCAC